GCGTGAGATTAATGTTTCAGCCTCTTTTTTAGAAAAGTTACCAGCATCACGCAAGAACTTTTCAAAATCTCTTACATTACTAAGCGCCTCAATATCTTTTAATAGTGAATCACGCTTAATATCTGTTATATCTGATTTAGGGTTAGCCGGAAAGTTAACTATGCTAACCTCTGGCAAGTCTAATATATTAAAGATATGGCCCACATCAGTAGTATTATCCCACTTGTAAGCGTTCCAATCTTTATAAAAACCGATGCTTAAACCCATATGGGCATCTGAGCCATGATCTTTAGCAAATTTGATACTAGAGTACACATCCCCGGCGGCCTGTATTTCTGTATTTATCAGCCCGCTTATCTTTAGTCCTTTCTCATCAACATCAAGAAAATCCCAAATACCGGCCGGGCAACCGCTGTAATGTTCATGGTTAATTAACATTAGAGGCATCTTAGATACACCTGATTTTATGTTATTTAGCACATAATCAAAAGCACCAGGCTCAATAACCTCACTATAAGAGTCCTCTACACTAAACACTGAGGCATAGCCTGTTATACGGCCTTTTTCCTCTGTGGTTTCTTCTACTGCTAGATCAGCTTTAATAAAAATTTTATCCATAGATATAAACCTCTACACCACTACAGTAATTATATAAATTTTTTTTATCAAATTGCATTTATTTAAATAATTTTTTATACAACCTCAAATTATTGCTTAGTAGGCTGTGTAGTTAAAGAGGTTTGAGAGGTCTGTGAGGGATCATAATTCTCAGTCCCAAGCTGCTCAACAGGTGCTAAGTTAGTTTGTGCTGTGAGCTTATCACCGCCATCCATATCCTTAAGCCCCTCTTCACGGCGTACCTCATTACGGGTTTTTATGCCGTTTTGTACGTAAGTAGCGTTAAGCTGGGCACGCTCAGTATCAGATGCACGGTTAACTTTAGAGAGTTCGCACTTAATCTCATACTTAGTCCACTCACTAGGATCTAAAGCCTTAAATAGCACCTCTTCAAAGCTGGTACATAGTGGCAGCATCTGTACTTTATAGAAATATCTTAGGGCCTCAGTTAAATCACCATCACCGGTTAAAAGTGCCGGCGGCACATTGTACCATCGGGCAAAGTCCTGAGCGTTATACTTTCTTGTATCTAGTAACTGAGTTTCAGCCGGGCTTAAAGATAGCTGCTGATAATGAAACGAGGAGGGGATAATAGGAATACCGGAAACACTTTTCATTTTATCGTAAGTTTCAGAAAAGCTTTTTATCTGGGCTTTATCCATAAAATTATCCGCTGTTAAGATACCGTGTAACTTTCCTTTGTTCCTAAAAACATCTACAGCGGCATTTTGAGCGCTAACAGCCTCAGAGAGGGTACTCTTAGCAAAATCTTTTACACTTAAGCCGGTAATACCGTTGCCGATCCCTTTCCAATGCAATATATCTTTAGGCTTATATATCCTTTTTTCGTTATTTTCATCAAGATACTCATATCTGATAACTCTGCCTTTTTCTCTTACTACTTGTACCTGTTCAGAGGCTAGAGGATAGATAGAGAGTACATAATTACCACCGGCTGAGCGGTTAATAAGAGCATAGGCGTTACCCGTTAAGAGATAGTTAAGGCACATCACGCTTTTAAACTCTGAGGGAGTCATTTCCTGATTAGGCTGATAGTTAAGCAGAGTGTAAAGGTAGTGGCTTTTATCTAAAGTTTTCTTGCCATCATCATCCACCTTAAGCACATCTATAGGTAAACATTTAAAGGTATTCACTATAAGGTTAATGCACTGCCATACAGCCGGGATCTGTAACTCATTCTCAACTGTAGCGCCGGGCTGAGCATCAACTATAGATTTTATCTGCTTAGTTCTCTGCAGGCCCAGATAAGAGCCTAATATAGATTTAATAAAGTTCCAGAGCATTTAACACCTCTTGCCTAAAAATCAAAAACCACATCCGTAAATGAAAGCTCATCACTATCTATATTATTATAATACTGATAGGTATTTTCTATATCTTTTTGTATTATTTGATTAGTAGCCATAATTAGAGCCACTATACTATCTATTTTAGGATCGCCGGCGCCTTTTTCCTTTCTGGGATAGATGTTTTCTTTAGCATCAAGATGAGCTACAACATTACCGGCTTGCCAGCGGAATAAAGGATCATCAGCATGATGTAACCGCCCTGAGTATAACCATGCCTGTACCTGTTTCATAGGTTCGCTTAAGTTTCTTACATTCTGGGTTAGTTCTACCATAGTTATACCCTCATTTATGAGGTTTTGGCTTATCATGGTAGCCTGTGCCGGATCATAAGCTACGCATAACACATCATGATTTTTAGATATTTCTATAATTTCCTGTTCTATCTGCGTATAATCTGTTATCTCACCGCTGTTAGTATGTAAATACCCGGCCTTAACCCAGTTTGCATAAAATACATTACGTGAGCTCTTAACTCTTTCTGCCGGGATCCAAGACTTTTGAAAAGCGTAAAAGTGTAAAAGCCCATCAGACTCTACACGCCAGAAAACTATAACTATAGTGGCTAAGTCTATTTTAGACGCCAAGTCCATGCCAATAATACACGGTGCCCCGACAAAATCAGCCATAGACAAACTTGTAACAGTCTTATCCCACTTACCCACATCTAACCACTGCTGGTTAGAGTTAACCCATACATCCAAATACTTTACTTTAAAGTCGTTTTGAGACTGTACAGATAAATGGGCTTGCCGTAATTCTTCTAAGACGGCTCTGGGCTGTACGCTAATGCCCCAGTTAGGGTTAGCTTTTTTAATTGCCTCTATATCATCCCAATCATCACCATCATCAATGGTATAAATAATTCCAAATACAGAATCCGAATCAAAAGTCCCCTCTAAAACATGCTGTACCATTGTTCTTACTTCTGCACAAATACCATCAATGATATAACCGGCTGTAGTAATAGCAAATAGTAACGGCTGTGCACGCTTAGCCATGGCCTTTTTTACCAGGTCCCATACTTTACGTGTAGGGTGAGCATGTAACTCATCTATTACTGCCCCATGAGGGTTTAAACCATCAAGCTTTTTTATTTCAGAGCTCATAGGTTTAAAAGTGCCTTTAGTTCTAAGGTTTTTAATAGCGTTAGATAGTAATTTGATCCCAAAAGCCTTAACCAGAGGTGCATTATTCTCACACATAGCAGCAGCATCACCGTACACGATCTTAGCCTGTTCTTTATCTACGGCAAAGCTGTACACATCAGGCGCCGCCTCACCATCAACACATAACAGATAAAGAGCTATCCCTGATGCTAAAGCGCTTTTGCCGTTACCTCTGGGTATCTCTATGTATGCTGTAAGAAAGCGCCTAACCCCGCTAACCTTATTAACCCAGCCAAATATAGTAGTAACTATAAATATCTGCCAGGGTTCCAGCTCTATGTACTCATTAGCTTTAGGGCCTTTGATGTGTTTTAAGAGCTCAATAAACTTACAGGGTTTAACAGCTTTTCGCTCATCAAACTTATAATCCCAGTTTTTTTTAGCAAGGTCTTTTTTTTGTCTTTTACAGGCAAGCTTAACCCATTTACATGCTTTAACCTTTCCGGCAAGCACATCACTACAGTATTTCTTAGCTATTTCTATATAGTTTTTATCAGCCATAACATAAATACTTAGTCCCCGGCGGCATCACGGGCCTCAACAGCAGTAAATACCTGATGATAAAAATCATAGATCTCTTTACTGTTAGTGAGAGTGTACTGCTCTATTTGTGGATTTTCATTAAGGTTTGCGCTGGTTTCCACGGTGTAATAATTGCCCTGGGATGTGCGCATTAAAAAAAATTTCATGTGATGAGCTACATCAGATAACCACCAGCCAAGATCCTGAAATATCTTTTTAACATCAGGAAACGGATCCGCTTTAGATAACCCGCCTGTAAATCTTTTGCCGGTTAACAATCTTGTAAACTTTAGGCGGCCTCTTTCATGTAAGAGTTTTAAATTTTCTGCCTGAAAAACACCAACTCTAAACGATGCTATACAGAGCTCATCTATAGCCTCTGCCCATGCAACATAATCTATGAAAGCATAAGAGCTAAACCCCTCTTTACCGGATATAAAGCGATAACTTTCACCCTCTGCGGGTAATTTCTGCATTACATGAGATAGCTGCCTTTTTTGGCTCTCTAAATTTGAGTTATATTTAATGCCTGTGTTAGATGTTCTAAGTACTATGGCATTTATATCCAGCTCTTTTACCTGTGTAGCCGTTTTGGTAATTTTAGGCGTGATTTTAGGAAAGCTTTTTTTTATCATTTTGCTAATAACTCCATAAATACACTCATATCAGCATCCTCTTTATCAGCCACTACTACATTATTACGGGTAACAGGTGTAAAGCCTAACTGTTTCTCTAAGCTTAAAAGGCCGTTAGATATTTTTAGCTTATTATCATAGAGGTTATTAACGTAAGATAAGCCTGTATCAGCATCCTCAGAAAGTAACCCGGCATCATTTATAGCCATGGTTATTTGACAAAAATCAGAGAAAAGAGAGCACCAGCGAGAAAACAGGCCCACATCTATAGCTGTTATATGCTCATCTGCCAGCTCTGGCACAATGTAGTCCCAGATCTTACAGGCGTTATCATCTAAGTAAGGCGGTTTTTTAATGTCTTGTATGCCATGCTTTACTTTAAGGTTAGCTTTTCCTTTGTCTCTGGTTACGTTATATGTACCCGCCTCTTTTTTCTCTTCTATGCTCTTTCTAGGTCTGCCCATTTTTCTGATCCCTTTGTACGCTTAAATTTTATTAACTTTCTTTTCTGTATTGTACGTTTTATAAACACCTAAGCTTAAGTAAGCGCCTATATCCGGCGTTTTTTTGTAAAATTTTACACACGCCTACCGGACACGTTACTCATGCAAGCGCCTAATTTTTTTAACCCGCCCCTACCCTTTACAATTTAACATTTTATTAACTCTTGTTATATCTAGCTTGTTTTTTGTACATCGGCTGCACTGCCGGTTAGTTTTTCTTTCTCTCTTCTATCAAGCTCTGCCTTTAATCTAAGTATATCCTCTTTTATTTCTATTAAGCTAAAGATATTAACTATGCACCACTCTAAACGCTCAGTAAGTCCCTGATATACATCAGACAACTCTGCATTATTTTTATCTCTGGCAGAAAGGTTTATCAGGTCATTAGCCCGCTTTACATTCATAAAAGCAGCTTTTAGTATTTCTTTATCAGGTGCCGGCAAAGTTAACTCAACATATTTACATTTACCTCTTGCCATAGTCATCCCTTAATAAAGCCTTTTGTTTGTTTAAGCTCTTTATCTTTTATTTCAGCTAAAATATTTTTCATAAATATTTTTCATATCTAATACAACACTCTCTAAATTCCAAGCCTCACGACTCTTTACAGATAACTCTCTTTGAAGAGTATAATTTACCATTTCAAGAGTATTCAAAATTTTAATAACATCCGGTGTTTCTGTGTTATTCATTAGCTCTGCATGGTTTAACTCTGGTTTAAATTTTAATTTATACAGGTAATGTACATGCTTAGCATCTTTATTTATTTTGGTATCTACAGCAGTAGCAGAGCACCGGTTTTTTAAAATGCTATCTTTTTTTATCAATTCAAAATCAAAAATCATTTTTAACTTATCAAGTATTTTTGAAAGTTTAAATAACTCTGAGTCCTGTTTACTTGTTAATTCTTTATCACATATACATGTATAGTAGTAATCATCAGTTCTTAAAAGCTCTACACTTCTAAAAGAGTTAGTTATTTCTATTTTGTTTTCTGGGCACTTAAATATAACGGTATAACCCTCTAAGTACTTTGCTAAAAATTTATAATCATTAAAAATAACACTCTCTTTATCTAATTTATTTAGTAATTCATTATTCATTTTTAGCACCTCTATAGTAACCATTTTCTTTTATGGTTTTCTTACTATGGCAGCTATGGCATAAGCTCTGCCAGTTTCCACGATCCCAGAATAATACCGGGTTACCTTTATGAGGTATGATGTGATCCACCTCTGTAGCGGGTTTACCACATACCTTACATATCGGATTAGCTCTTAGAAAGTTCTTTCTGGCGGCATCCCATCGGCGGCCATAACCCAGCTTAGACGGGCTGATCCTCTTCTCTCTGATAAAGTTAAATTTATCTTTCTGATGCTTTTCACAATAACCACCAGCCACGGCATAGCACTTACAACCTACATGCCTACATGGTTTTAACGGCGCCTGTCCCATAATAAATACCTATGCTAAATAATCATACTGTTATAATTATAACATTAAAAAAGCATGTTATAGAAACATGCTTTATATTTTTAATGCTCACTGCAAATTTTTAACAGAGTGTTATATCTCTCTGCTAGTTTGTCGCATCGGTGCCCGATATCCAAAGTGCTTTTAATTCTGTTTCGTAATTTGTCGGCTCTGATGCACTCAAAGTCCCCGGTATTTTTGGCTGCGGGCACTTTAGCGGCGGCGGGTTTACTGCTGTGCATGCACTCATTAAGATGCAACTCACTAACACTAATAGCATCTTTAACTTTAATGTTTTCTTCTGTGAGTTCTCTGATGTTCTTTTCATGCTGGGCCTCAAGTGATTTAATTTTGTCCTGGTAATTTTTGAGCTGTAAGTTTTGTGAGTTTTCAAGCTGTATGTACCGCCTCATGTACTCATCCTGTGCTTTTATCAGTTCGGCAGTTTGCTTTTTCTTCTGGGCATCAGTACCATTAGCGTAACCCCTATGATAGCTGTAAGTTATTACAGAGAAAACAATAATAAATATAAAAAACGGCATTACAAGCTTGCTTATATCTAACATAGTACAAAACTCTCTTTAAACTCAGGGTTAGTATATACTTTCTCTGATACAGTCTTACCATTAGAGTCCTTGCTGAGCAGTACCCTCTTATTTATCTCAAAGTATAAGTTAAAGTCTGCCGGTACCTCATATTCAGATATAAAAATATTTTTTTGTTTTCTGGCCCAGCTGTAAAAGTCCTGATGATTAAATTTAAACCTGTAACCGCCTGTATCCCGGTACGGAGGATCACAATATAAAACAGCATCAGGCACTAGCTGTACTGCATCATAACTATCATTAGTTAAGATTAATCTGCCGTTATGAAAGTATTTTCTGAGTATTGCCAGCTCTCTTAATCTGCTAACTCTTTCAAGATGCACCAGGCGCCAGGGCTCTGGTATCTGCTCAGTAACATCAGGATCGTAATTTTCACGATACCACCGACCATAAAAGTCCATAGCAGCAGCTGTATTAAAATGTAGCCACTCTATAAAGTACTTTTTATGCCAGGCTGATAAAACCCCTGGCGGCATAATTTCATCAATTAAAGTCCAATCATTTAAGATATAACCGTTATGTAGAGCTTTAAACCAGTGCTCTTTATAAGGGCTGTAGAGATATGTGTTAAATGAATTGCCAAAAGAGAAACATAAGGCGGTATAAGGATCTGTATTCTTCAAAGCATGAAACTCATCACGGCTTATAAAAGAATTATAAACCGCAAAGTCCCCGGCTATAGCCATGCTGAAAGCTTTAAAGACTAGAGGATCTAACTCATTGTAGTGTACATACTTGTATTTACCGCTCAATAGAGCATACTGAGCTACAGAGCCACCACCGCCAAATAAATCATAAAAATGATCCCCTGGCGGCAGATTATCTATTAACTCTTTAACAATTTCACTTTTAGATCCCTTATAGGGCATGCCATAACTCATAATTTATAAAAAATACTTGTTTTTTATTAAAATTTACTTATACTTATAAATAAGCGACTCCAACGGCCTTACAGCTTAAAAAACTGTGGGCCGTTTCCTTTTATTGATAACAGTTAAGATATATCTGCCTTTCTTCTCTGCGCCTATTCTGTAAACCCTGGCAGTATTTTTTATTTACATAAGTCCATACAAGAAACTGATCCGCTATGGTTTTCTTTGGATAGCCCAGTATTATGTATTTTCTAAGCGTGCTTTTTCTAAAAGCATCTGTACCAATATTAAACACCAGACTTACTAAGGCATCATACTCATTTTGAGACATAACCGGATAACTAAAAAACTGCTGTAATTCATTTACAGCACTCTCAGCCATAAAAACATCTTTTTTAATTAAAGCCTCTGCCTCTTCTTTGGTAATCTGCATGCCTGGCTTAACACCTGATGTATGCCCGTAACCTATAGTCCATATTCCTTTAGGGCATTTATAAGCTTTAAGAGATAAAGACTCCCATTTTTTAATAAAGTCTAAACCTGTTTTAGAAAGAGTCATAACATGGTTTTCAGTCATTTTTAGTATTTCCTAATAAGTTTTTAATTTTTTCTGAGATAAGTCTCTTACACTCATCTACACCGTAAAAGCCTACAAAACTACCAATAGCCACGGCGGCTACCTGTGGGCACTGCGGAAAAACTGAAACCACACCATAAAATAGTCCTGTGCTAAACAGGCTGCATAAAAAAGCTCCGGTTATCTTTTCCATAACATTACCCTCTTTTTTTTGTACAAAAGCAATCATGAAAGCAAATACAGCGCCTGTTATTACTGCTGAGTTTTCAGATAGCCATGTTAAAAACTTATCCATATTTATAACGCCCTTAGATCATTTTTAATTTAAGTATAACCTATAGGCGGCATGACTATCTTCATTTTTTGAGATTATGAAAGAGCTTTTAATAACTCTGTGAATACTCTTTCAATTTCTTTAGGATCTGCCGGTGTAGTATCTCTGTTTTCATCAGCAGCATAAGATATTTTTTTATTTTCCTGGGCTAACATATAGCTAATCTTAGCCGGGATTATTTCCTGATGTTCTATTAGCTTTTCTGCCTGGCTCTGAGTTAAAGTTAGAGTATTCTGCTGATAATCTGCCGGAATAACTTTTACAGAGGTAATACTATAAAGCCCTTTATAGATTTTATAAGGCGGCAAGTCTCTCTTAGTTTCCAGATAATCTAAATAATATCTTATAAATTTGTTTCTTGTAAAATCATTAAACTCATTATTATAAAAGCTCTCAAGACCACCAAAGTCCTGTACAATAGCGGCAGTAATACGGTCCTCTATAAGATAATCATGGTATAAGCCATAACTTAAAAGCACTGATGTTATAGCGGCGTAAGCTTTTTGAGCTCTTAACTCTCTGGCGGCATCTGTATCACCGGTTAAAGTTCTTAAGCTTGTAAGCACATCTGAAACTTTTATTTGATACTCAGCTGTTTTAACAGCCTCTTTCATAGCTGTAATTAACAACTTTTCAGAGTAACCACCTAATAACTCAAAGGGTATAGATATAGCGGCATCTGTGGCAGAATAGTTATAATTAACTGCCTGGTTAAAGGTAAGCCATAAAGTTTTAAATTTTTGATATTCCATAGCAACTCCATTAAGTATTAAAAATTGTGATTTATTCACAATTAAAAGTAATAAATTGAGAGTTTTTTACAGCTAATAATTTATGCCTAAAAACCTCAACTATATTTGAATAGTAAAACCCCTCTTCACTGATAAATATATCAGGATTTATACCATCTAAATTTTTACAGCCATCTAGCAGCATGTAAACATAAGTGTTATCACAGCGAGTACTAAAAAAGGTACTAACAGTATCAAGATTAATTTTAATACCACGTACAAAAATAAATTTATCAAAAAAAGCTTGTATAAAGTCTTGCATTACTTTTCTAGAATTAAAACAACAGACTATTGTTTTTTTATGCTTATCTATGCGCATACATTCATTATAAATTAGTGTTACACATTCTTCTCTAGTCATAAATTACCGCCTATAAAGTTAAATTGAACAGTTGCAAAATTTACAACTGTTCGGAATTTCCGAACAGTTAAAAATCCTCAATACCGAAAGGGTGCCAGGTTTCATCCGGGCCGCATCCCTCACCAATCTCATATATTTTAAAAAGCTCATCTAATGTAAATTTATCTGCCCCAAGATGTATGCAAGTACCTATACTGCTTTTAGAATATCCGTTATAAGATATAACTGCTGTATAATTAGTGTGTTTACTGCGTATTTTAAAAACATCGCCTATATCAAACGCTCTTATAAATTCATTAAGAGTATAAGGCCTATATTTTTCTGTTTTATCTTCTATCCACTCACAAGGGATAATGAAACGACTAAAGCAAAGTACACCATCCTCACCGTAACTTTGAAAAGGTGCGCTACTGCCATCAACAAAATATAAATTAGCACATGGCAAATTTAATACATTTTCAAAATCCTCAATATTTATACCAAAATAACAGGCTTTACCTATAAACTCTTTGGCCGCATCAGTATCAAAACAGCTTAAAGGCCGTTTATCTTTTTTAATTCTGGGATCTATCTTCATCTTTAAAGTCCTCTTTAAATCTCTCTTCTAAATCTCTAATACTCTCTGTATCTCTGAAAGGTCTATTTGTTTTGCTCTGCATCTCTCTCAGTTTCTGCCAATATTCTGGCAAATTTTTATAGATAGCTTTTAGCTCTCTGAGGTTTTTATTTCCGCAACAGTAGCAGCTCACTCTATCCAGTACATCATATAAATCTACATTATTATCCTCTAACCAATTAAAACCAGATTTATAACACTTTACTAAACAGTCATTCTCAGACATATCCCATAAAACCAGCGGGTAAATTTTGATAGTTCTATCATCACGCTTAAAGGCTATTCTATCTGGTTCATCTTTGGCTATACCAATATACTCAACTATGGGCTCCCCTAAAAATAAATCATAAAATGAGTTAATTACATTTACCTTTATGCTAGTCATCCAGCGAGTACAACCGCCGCACCATGAGTAACCTGTTTTAAGTTCACCTGAGCGGGTTTTTACAGCATGCTCACAAAAGTAATAATCAAAAGACTTAGGCGGCGTTAATCTTCTATAAGCTATTTTGTGTTTATCTAATATTTTTGTTAGTTTTTCCCAATTTTTATAAATACTCTTAAACTCTTTGCCAGCATCAAAAAAAAGCACATAATCAAGAGGATACTGCTTTTCTATAAGCATGAGTACCATAGCTAAAGAGTCCTTTCCACATGAGCAACTTGCTATATATTTCATAAATCACCTTAACTTTATCAGTTAAGGTAATAGCTAGGCTTGTACGGGATACCATGTTTTAGCTATTTTATACCGGCTAACTTACGCACCGCCGGAAACCTATTTTAATAGGATCGATTAATTATTAAGATCTACTTCTTTTAGCTCTCTAGTCATTTGATTTACTATTAAACCCCTCTGTAAGCATAACTGTATAGAGTGCCTACAGTTACGCTTATAAAGCAATTCTATAAAAAACAAAGTGGTATAACCTCTGTTATAAGTGGCATCAAGTCTATATAAGTGCTCTGCAAAACTTAAAGCATTACTAGCTATATCATCTTTAGTAATACAACCTCTAAGGCGGTTTGCCCTGGTTAATAAAGACTTAAGTCTTTTATAGTCTTTTTCTACCTTACTGGTATCAAAAGGCAGAAAAAAGTTATATCTGTGGTAGATATAATTAATCCTACCTATTAAACTTGCATAATGAATAAGCTTAAATGCCTTTTCACCACTGGTAAGCTTACTTAGTTTTAATTTATTCATTATCGGCCTCTATTTCTGCATCATCTGTTTCTAAATATATCTTTTCAAGTCCGACATAATCGGCAGTCTTTTGACCAAAAGGGACCCACGCACACCGGCCATTAACCCATCTTTTAATCTCAAATTTTTGGAATAGTGTTTTTAAGCTATAGGCCCATGATCCTAAATGTACTATTTGCTCACCTGGCCAATCTTCATAGCCGGTAAACAAAACAACAGACTCTACATTATGATCCTTATTCTTTACGTTTATTTTAGTCTCACCAAGCTTAAACTCTGTAACAAACTCACCTAATGTATATGGCCTATATTTTGGTGTTAAACCTATTGCCTTTTTAGCTAAAAGCTCTTCAGGTATAAAATACCTAAAACCGCCTATAGCTTTATCACAGAAAAAACAGTCCTCTATGTTTTTTATTTCATATAAAATAGTGGCAGTTACATTAGTTAAGTCTTTAAACTCATCTAAACGATCAGCAAAATAACCATATGTGCCAATGTACTCACTTGCCTCTGCCCGGTTTAAATAGTTAAAAATAATCTTTTCTGATTTAATTCTTTTATCAAAAACTAACATAAGCACCATCCTTATTTATTCTTCTTTATCCATTATTCACCTCTACCACCTTCAATAATGACATAGCCGTTATCAGTAAAGTGTATTAAGTTCTGCTGTTCTATTACTGTTTCTCTCTCCTTAGCCTCAGCTACTCTTACATCACAAATAGCCTCATACTTCAAATAACCATACGGATTAATAGCTACTTTTACACAGCTCTTTTTATTCTCAATTTGCTGCAACTTTTCTATAAGTTCTTCAACTGTCATTTCTTAATATCCTCTTTAATCTTCTTTAATTCACTCTGGAATTTTAAAATTAAATCATCCTGAAGCTTTATAATTTCTTCTTTCTGAAAAATCAGTTTATTTAAAAACTCAATTTCCTGATTTTTATTTCTGAGAGTTATTTCTAAATTCTCTATTTTTTTTGAATCCACATTTTTATCCGAAGAGCACAAAAGCAGCGCAATCACGGCTCCGATTATCAAAGTAATAAACATTCCCACAATTACAGATCCTTATACGCCACGTTATTTATAGAATTTAAATCCATCAGGGTTAACCAACTTCTGAAACTGCTCTAAAGAGTTATCAAAAGAGGCACCTGTAATACAGAATTTATTAAGATTATCGTTTCTGCATAACCAGCCTGAGGCGGCAGAGCGCCAGTTAGTCATAGGTTTTTTACCAACTCGCCAGCTGTTAGAATTGTAGTAGTAGAAAAATCTTTCTGCCTCTAGCTCTATCTTTTTGGCATCAAGGTTAGCTATACCTTTCTGAGAGAGATAGTTATACATGTGATCGGCTATCTCATGTATCTCAGGTACCATAAATACAGAGCGTTTAGCCTTTTTTGGTAATGGCTCTGCCGGTAACTGTATTAAATCTGTACTCTGTGGCGGTAACGGTTCGGCAGCAGTGTTTACTTTTTCAGCATCTGCCTCTATAATATCCGGTAAGCGCCTCTTTTGATCTCTGAGTACGCTAACCGGCTCTGCCTCTGGCTCTGCCGGTTTCTTATTTTCTTCACCAAAGTCCCCAGCGGCATCATTAGCAGCAGTAAAGTCCCCATTATTATTTACAAGCTCATTCAGCATACTTTCATTTACAAGATATGAAACATTATGCTTATCTGAATTTTTAGAGATAAAACCCACATCAATAAGCTTATTTACAGCTCTCTCAAACTGAGAGCGTTTAATAACAAAAGGTAACCTGTTCTGTATCTGGGTAAAGTTCAGGGTAACAACCTCATACACATGAGAAACATTAAAAAGCCACATCAGTAAAGTGTACTCAACTGCATCTAATTTCATGTTCTTTGTTACCTCTAAACAATAAGATTTAAAATACTGAGACATTAGCAACTCCTATTATAGTTAGTTCTTAAAACTTTCCTGTATATATGCGGTATTGACACTAAATTTAGTGGAATGACCACGGCCAGAGCCGGCAGAAAATTTAATTATTTTTTTGGCTTGTAACTTTCTGCATGTTTTTCTAATTACGGCATCAGAAAGCCCGGCCGGGATAATCTGCTTTAGTCTTTTCCTGGTAAACCGCACCTCTGGATCATCTTTAGCCTTTTCAAACAAAATAGACAAAATAACAGACTCAGAGAGAGTTAACTCTCTGCTGAAAGGAAACTTATAAAGCTTAATAAAAAAGATTTTTTGAGCGTTATTCATGTAAGCGACTACCTTTTTAATTCTCTGTACATTAAGCATACTGTTTTTTATTGATATTTTCAATAAAAATAAAAGGTAATTTTTAAAAACCTTTTTTATTTCACCTTTTTTAGGTGTAAAGAATGTTTTAGAGTTCGGTTTTACAAACTGATGTTTTTTATTTTTGATTTTTTTCTTTTCCACCTGGCAGCATGGCTGCCGGGTGCAAAAAAATTTTAATGATCTTTTTATGATCTTTTATAGATCTATTAATTAATGATGAGCGCTTTATCTTTTTGAAAATCAGTAAGATACTTTTCGATTTTCAACAAGTTACTTTTCGAAAATCAACAAGATACTTTTCGATTTTCAACAAGTTACTTTCTGATTTTCGATAAGTTCAGAAAGGTTTTACAGGTTAGATAAATTGATGTTTTTTAATATTTTGTCTCTGCCGGACCCGATAAATAAAAAAGGTACTTTTTTGGTACCTTTTTATTTTTTTGTATTTTCCTATAGAAAAAACTTATTAGATACAAAATATTTAGTATAATTTAATCAGTAGTAATTTATTGATAGGTAGTAATAATGTTAGATAGTAAGATAACGATACTCAAGAGACAAAAGAAAGCATTACAGTCCCGCATACACACCCTTAACAACAAGCTTTACAGTGTATCTAAGCAGATATATGAGCTGGAATTAAACCGGTTAACTGAAACCAAGAAACTAACAGATATAGCTGATGTTAAAAAGTTAGTTATCTCAACTCTGGCAAGAGCTAAGGCGGCAGCATGATTAAAACTATACAATTACCAATGCCACCAAGCATAAACGACTATTACAGCATCACCAAAAACAGGCAAGGTACTCCCATTGTATATATCAAACCTAAAGGTAAATGGTATCGGGATCAGGTGTACATGATAACATGTAATAAGTTTAAGAAAGTAGATAACCCTTTCTGGACTAACAGCCTTTACCTCTATATCAAGTTTTACCCAAGGAATTTAATAAGAGATATAGATAATCCGCTAAAATGCCTTTTTGACTCTATAACCCATGCTCATATATGGAAAGATGATCGATATATAAGAAAGTGCTTTTTAGAGTTTTCAGAAAAGCCGCACAGAAAAAACTTTCTAGAAATAAGTATCTGTAATGATATTGAAGAGTACAAAGATTTTATCATAAAAAAAATTATTGATGATATAGACACAGAGCCGGCTGAGCTTTTAGCGCCTGATGCACCTAAGCGCCGCATTATCTCTTACAAGATAAAACCTATGGAATTTAAATAAATGATAGAGTTAGATAATTTAGATGTTAAAAAGATCCGTACTGAGTACTTAGATGTATCTCAGGCTGAATTAGCTAAGCTGCTAGGTTACGCCACAAGTTATATAGCGGCAGTAGAGCGCCAGGCTAAAATCCCTAAAGACTACTACAGAAAGTTACAGCTCTTAATCTTAGAGCGCCGTGTTTCAATGTTAGAAAAAATAGTTAATAGCTGTGAAACTAACAATAAACTGTTAGATTTTTTAGAAAAGAATAAATAACAGTTTCTGGCGGTCCGGTATCAGGACCGCTGTGCATCATTTCAGATGTTGCAAAAGATGCAACACCTCACCAATATTATATTTTTTAATATTTTTTACTTTAATTTGATTTAAATCATATTTTATTATTTAATTTTTAAATATAATAATCATTAGAGAGTTACCTCTCTCATATTCAGAGATCAATTTTAACCTTTTTTGTAAACAAACTTAACTACGGAGGCGCTGCATGCTTTATAAGTTAAATGAGCAGATTAGAGATATACTGCCTTTAATCACTAAAGATCCTGATGTACTTTTTTACGCCAGGGATATTTTAATTGCTCATGATAATGATTATCAGAGCATATCTGATTTAATTTGTGACGTTTTTAAAAACTGTTCCTCTATAGATCGTTCTTACTGGGTTAAGCATGGCATTTATTCTGCCGGTGTATCAGTGGATCAGGATACTATAGATGCTGTTATGGCTGTTTTCAAAGAAATAGCAAAAGATATAACTTACTCTTACTGTATCAAGCGTTTTCAAACCCAGAGCTCAACAGCAAGATACTTAGATTTTGTACAGCCTCAGATAGATAAAGCTTTAGATACAATCGGCTATAGTGATAGCTCTGCCTGTATTTCTCATCTTTTAGAAACCATGGAAAAAACTAAAAATTTTGGCTTATCCAAAGATTATAGTTACTGGTTAGTAGAAACAGAGTTTTTAGCTCATTATGACGTTTTCGGCGCTACCACGACTGTACACGAATTTTAAACAAAAAGTCCCGGCGGCAGCAGATCCGCCGGTGCTATAACACTGCTATATCAAGAGGTTTATTAAATATGCAAATTAATTATTGTTATATGACGCCTAGCGGCCGCATGATTAGTATTTCTGATGCTAAGTTAATCAGAGATAGCTCTGAGTCCTATGTAAAGTTTACCGCTGTGATAGATAACGTTAAATATAATTTAGTAGAGCACTCTGAGTATCTTGCTGATCCTGTTTCATGTAAAAAGTTATCAATTATCAGTAATACAGAGTCTTTACCGCCTGTTTTAATATCTGATGTATATATAGCTATCCGCTGGTTCTTAGAGAGCTATGTACCTGAGCATGATAACAGTTATTTAAGCCTTATAGACTTAATAAGAATGAAATACCATAACATAAAATTCTTACTTATTGATAGAGAGAGTGACACCCAGATCGATCAGTGCCACAGCTATACCGGTTTAGTTAATCTGCTTTTCTATAGGGCTGCTTATGATAAGCACTCACTTAATACAGATAAGCAGTATTACATAGATTTAATAGATTTAACCACAGATTATAGAGATACATCTGAGGCCCAGAAAATCATTACCTCTATCAGAGGTACCGCTGATGAGATGTTACGCCAGGTTACAACAAGTTTTTACAATGATAAAGAGGGTGAGACATGTTAACACCTATCAAGCTTTATCAAGATTATGAGCAGTTATCATATTTTGATCTTTACGAAGAGTACCAGAGGCTTAACGCTGAAATAACAGAGGCTAAAAATAATAATAACCCTGAGGCGGCTGCTGAGCTCTCAAAGTTCTTAGCGGCATGTGAAAAAGTGCTACTTGTACGCTCTCTGTTTGTTTCCAAACTTCTGGCTAAAAATTTAAAGCCTGAGCTGTTAAGGAGTCTTTTATGAAACCAGAAACTTTAACCATTATCAGAGTAATCAGCGGTTTAACTCAAACTGAGTTAGGCCAGCTCTTAGGTTACTCTCTGGGCCATGTACAAAGCTTAGAAAAAGGTAAATACCCTTTTACGGATAAATTTGAGGCGGCTCTGTATTCCAAAGTAATCAGTACTGCAAAATTTAACCAAGAGCTAAAAACCCTCACCCAAGAAATAGATCTTATTAAGTCACGTTATGTAAATAATTAGGAGTGTGTTATGGATAATCAAAATATTTCTTTCTGGCAGATACTCTGCCTTTCTCTGGCGGCAGCTATTACAGGTGTTATTATCTACTTTATGTTAGTGGTTTTAATGGTAACTATGTAAATGTTAAATGATACTTTAGAGGGTGCTCTTGCCCTCTTTCCGGGTACTCAGTTTGTAACCGTTATTCTTTTCAGCCGCACTAAAGATCAGATGAGGCCTTTAGTAACCCGCACCAGAAAAAGCCACATAGATAAGAGACTGTTAAAAACTTATGCCGGTTATAGAGTCCTCTTCTGTGAAACAGCCAGCTCTTTTAGTAAGAGCCGTAACTCAAAAGAGTTAGAGTGTATATCACAGCTTCTTATTTACATAGAGCCGGCTGATGATTTAATTTTAGCTTTAGAGGAGTAGGCATGTTATCTAACGGAATATATACAGGTACTTACTTATTAGCTCAGCTAGAAAAGATGCAAGATAAAAACCTTAAAAAAATACACCTTTTCTTAGAGATGATAGAAAGCCAGAATAATAAGCAGCAAATACTATGGCTGTTTAACTCTCAGTGCTCTTTTATCTCTGTAAAGCGTGATTTTATCTGTGATAGGTACAACGGTTTTGATTTTCTTTCACAAGTGAGAAACCCCATCACTAAGAGTAAAGATATTTGCTATCTGACGTTAGCCGGCTTTTATGGTATGCCTCAAAACCCCAGAATACCAATAAATAATAACAGGCGGTTTGATACCCCAGACGGGTTAAAAGAGCTTATTATTAAAAAAGACTCTAACGATAATTATTTTATTTTTCTTAAAAACATCTATAAGGCAGTTATTGAGCCTGATATTAACGTTTATAGTTTAGATAACTAAGGAGCTTGTATGGTTTTAATTGAGTATTTGAAAGAGGTTTACAATAAAGAGTATTATGAGAAAGATGATCGGATCCTTATCTGCATCAGAGGTAAAACCTCAGAGCCTGATGATTATGATGTTAATGATTTTATGATTTATGAGGCCTCTGCCATCTGTAACACCTCGGCCGGAGAGTTACGTGTTACTGATATTATAGATTATATTTACGAAAATATATTACATGTGTTTGAGGTACTAGGTGTAACAGGTAATACATACACCTATATAGTTATAGATAGGGAGTCTGTGTAATGTTAATGATTATTATCAGTACAGGCATTTTAGCCACTGCTTTTATCTTTTGCCTCTGGGCCGGAATCTCTGAAAGCTGGCCGGAAAAAGATAAAACTAAAAAAGGTTTTATTTTATTATCTTTAGTTATAGCTATCTGGTTATCTCTTCTATCTGTATTAGCTATTAAAGTTAAGGAAAAGGAAAACACGGACCAAACCACTACACCGGCAGAGGCAACTGCTCAGCAGCTAACCACATCAGAGATAGAGTTAAGGCAGTATGTACTTAGATGCTCTGAGACTTCTAACGGAATCTGTGTTACTTATGACATATACAGATTAGTTAAGGAATAGTTAAGAATAGTTAAGGAATAGTTAAGGAATGATAAAAAATGCCTCTTATTTGTCTTGCTGGCATAAGAGGCAAAAGTTAGGGATAAATATGAACTAATCACGTTTACTATAGTGCACCTGAATCACACACTACAATTTAAGTTTACACAAATTTAGAGAGGTTTAATAAATGAGTTTAGAGTTTTTTGAAGATGCTAAAATAAAAGAGTGCATTAGCCACTTTTATGATACTAAAAACGTGTGTATTGTGCATGACTGTTATTTAGAGGCAGTGTATATTTACTTAAATAACATTAAGGTTACTGTTACGGCTAATGTTAAACAAATACCTCTGGTTAAACAGGCAGTACCAGAAATAGAAAAAGAGAGATTTATAAAAGAGGAGGTTACTTATACAGTATCCGCTTTTATAAAATCTGAGCTACCTGTTACCTCTACTACTAACATAGCAGCAGAAACAGATAAATTAAGAGATATGATACAGACATTACAAAAACTAACTAAATTATTAGAATTAAGTCTAAATAAAGCTATATAATAACCTTACTTATTTTACTATTGCTATGTAATTTCACTCGATTATCTTTTCAGCGGCAGCCTGTTTAGGTTTTCTGCCTTTAGTCTCATCAAAGTCCTCTAACTTAATCAGTGCCGGCCGCTGATTTTTGGCATCAGGCTTTTTTACTATATTATCTGTAAGATATTTCAGCTTAGAGATACGTGTATCTGTAAGGTTACCGGCATAAACATTAGCCATCAGCCACTCCGCCGGCGTTATCATCTGAGGCGTAAAGGCCCTGTTATTTACTGTAGAAAACCAGCAATACATAACGCTACAAGGATACTCTTTTTCATTCTTAGGTTTTTTAATGCCCTCTACAACATATATAAATATCTTATTATTAGAGCCCTGTACCTCATGGTTCCAATAATCTGTAATTGAAACACTGTTAATATCAGGTACCTCTGTACTAGAGTCATTACATGATTTTACTAATCGCCACTCTTTACCGCTGGAATCAGTAAACCCCGCTATAGGCTCATGCCCATCTATCTGAGTTAACTGTAGTGCCTGTAAATTACTTTGGTAAATGCTCTGAAAAAGGTTATTATTTAGCATCTTTTGTAATTCTCCAAGCTCTTAAGAGTGCTACCCCTAAGTGTATCAGGTTCTTTCTGTAGTCTGCCATACTCTTAAAGCTTGCCAGCTCTTGATATTCCATAGCTATAACCTTATTTATGCCCTCTAAGGTTTTAACATCGTAACGGTTCCAAGATGCTGGCGGGTTCTTATCAGTTTCTGCTGACTCTCTCATATAAGCGGCATCAGGGTTATTATCTAAGTTATCTAAGGCGGCATCATTCTTTTTAATTTTGGTAAAAATCTCAATCATCTCAAAGTCCTTTATATTTTCAACCTGTCACTTTTTCCGACAGGTTAAAAGTTAACCAGTTAAAAAAAGGCCGTATAGAAAAATATACAGCCTTTAACTCTACAAGCTAAATATTAGGCGCCAGCTGTGGTAGTAGGCTTAAGAGCGTTAATAATGGCTGCTGTCTGCTGGGCCATGGCGTTAGTCTGGAAAAGCTGAGCCTTTAAGGCGGCATTTTCAGCCTGAGAGGCGGCCAGCTGATCTCTAATGTTCTGAGCCTGGATCTCTCTCTGGAGCTCACGGTTCTGGCAGCCCTCATTTTCAATAGCTCTTAATACTGAACAACAACAAGACTGCTGCTGACTTGCCAGCTCCTGAGCCTGTAACCTGTTTTGCGCTGCCTGTTCTGCTACAGTCAAATTAAGAGAGCCAAAACCATTACCCAGGGCAGTGTTAACACCGCCAAAGCCCTGGCACATAGCCAAATTAGTGGCGTTAGCACTCTGAATAGCTGAAATAGTATTTTGATTAAGACCGGAAACAACAGCATCCCCGGTAGAGTTAATCATATTACCTAAAAACTGGTTCTGTGCGCTGGTTTGCATCAGAAAGTCCCTATCAGCGCTGTTAATCTGGCTAGATAAGCCGTTAAGCTGACTTTGGATCCCGTTAAGTACACCGGTATCGTAACCCACAGCCGCACCGGCGCCACGGTTATAACCAAAACCGCCAAAACCGTTACCGCCTAACCAGCTACCGATAAGGCCACCAACACCCGCACCCAAGGCAGTACCGCCCCAGCCGTTACCGCTAGGGACTACAGTGTGCATAATCTCATCCGTCATAGTTTCCTCCTCACTTTCTGACCGATAATAAATATGTTTTGTTTTCCTCTTTCATTAAAAATCATATCGCATAACCATGATAAAAAATTAAGGCACTTTAAATAATCTAAAGTGCCTCACAATTTATTTTTTTATGGTTACCAGACTAATGGATCCACCCGGCTAACAATAAAATTTAAATCTACATCATGCCAATCTACACGGCCGGCCTTAACATCATCTAATACAGTTTGTGCTGTCCTGTATAAATCATCACGCCAGCGGTTAACAGCTATAGCCTCAGCCCTGTACTTATCATCCGTGCTATTAAAGTAACTTACACAGCTCTCAACATTTTTATAATTTCTCTGATGTACAGTAGCATCTAAAAGAGCCTCTAACTCTTTATCAATCTGGTTAGCCTTTTCAGCTATTAACTCTGCCTCTGTCTTATCAGGCCTTACATAACCATTAAGGTAAAAAATCCCATTTTTTAAAGTCAACTCACTATCATGGTAGTGATTATTTAAAAATCCGAGACTATCAGCTAAAGAAGGATTATCAGTTGTACCACAGAGCCACTTAACACCATTTTCTTCTTTCAATTCCTGATAGAAAACAGTCCCCTCAGGAAAATCATAAGTCTTAACTTCTTTAACTTCTTCAGTTTCCTGAATTTCATCAATATTATTTAATTCTTCTGACATAAAACCCCCTTATTATACGTTGCCTAAACATGGGTAGAATTTAGCGGATACTATACCTGTAATACCACGACATCTTATTGTGGCTTGCACATTTTTAGTTACAAACAAATTAGTTTCCACCCATTTTTCTTGCGTGAGATTGTCTGATACATAGTTTGCATTTATACCAAAATCACCCTGTATAATAGCTGCACCATTACCGATTAATCTAATCCATATCCAACCATCTACAGACGGAGTATAGTTATTATCGGTATTACCCGTAGTTATATAACCTGAAATATCAATCCCGTTATCTAAATCAGGCAGAGATAAAGCACCGGGATTTAAATCATTTATTTTTGACGGTCTAGCAGACGTACCAAAAGTGCTATCACTAGCAGTGCTCATAAGTTTAACTTTTGTCGGAACATTATCTACCCAACCACTACACTGAATAGAGAACACATTATTTGTTCGTATTTCATTTTCAAGAACATCAAAACTAATCCACTGAAAATCGCCAGTTTGTAGAGCACCTTGTGCTCTGTTTTGTCTGAAACGTGAGATATAAGCACCTGATTTACCAGCAGTATCACGATTAGCACGTAAACAAATATTTGTCCTTTGATTATTTGACGGTTCATTCCCTAGATAATCACCATCTATAGGAATCATATCTTTAAAAGTTTTAGTGCCTTTTACAGTTTCATCACCTGATAAGTGCATAACTGAACTATCAACAGCTAATTGTGTTAAAGGAGTAGTAACACTTACAGTTTCATTAGCAGTATCTATACTGGCTATCTGGTACAGTTTAGCGGCAGTATCTAACAAAAAGTCCCCGGCGGCAATTTTACTTACACTGCTGATATTAGCAAAAGCTACACTAGAGTTATCTGTAATTGCCGTGCTACAGAATCTAAGGATCCCGTAACCAGGTAAGTTATTAAGATCATCATAGCTATTTGATAAAGCGGCTGCACCCAGCTCAGCCTTATCTGTAACTGTAAATAGAGCGGCAGCAGAAACAGTATAAGTACTGTTAGCGGCATCTATGGCGGTAATGCTGTAGAGCTTGTTAGACGCATCTAGTACATAATCACCGGCTTTAATCTTACTATCACTATCTAAATCAGTGTAGTTACCTGTCCCGCCGGAAGTTAATGTAACACTTGCCCGCCTCAGGATGTTGTATTCCGGCTTGTCATCTAAATCATCATAATCATTAGAGATAGCTGCCTCACCCACATCACTGGCGCTTAACTTTTCCGCATCTGAGCCTATTACCTCATCTAATTTAGTGAGGTTTGAGGTCATATCATCATACCAATCATCAGAGTACTCTGAGGGTAAAATAATACCATTATCTAACACTTGCCTGGCCATTTATAACAGCTCCTATAGTTTCTAACTTTAATCTTAAGTATATATAAATATAATTTATTTTTCTGTTAATCTGATAAAAATTAATTATAGCCGTGACCCCATGCACTATGGCCCCAAATACCATGGCCCCAGCCGTTACCTGTAATCTTACCGCTATGGCCCCAAGGGCAGTGGCCCCAAGGGCAGTGGCCCCATCCGCTAACCATGTAAATATCTTTCTTGTACATTCTTTCATCATAATTTACAAGCTTTACGCTACAGGTATTACCGCTGTTAGTTACATTCTGTACCCAGCACATCATAAGCTTATCAGTGCCGGCCACAAAATAAGGAAACTCATATTTTGAGCCATAAAGTTTAGACCAGGCAAAAGGCAGCTCATGTAAAAGGGTACACTTTAAGCGTGTTATCCCGGCGGCATCAGTAATTAACTCTGTATCAGTAATTTTACAGATATGAGGTTTACCGCTTGTATCTCTTATGATAAAGCTGTTTTTTTCTTCTGCCGTTAACTCTGTAACATTAGATATAACTATCTCTTTATGATGCTGGTTATATGATAGTACTCTGCCGGTTTTTTCAGTGTTTACAATCTGATCAATGTAAACGCCTACAAAGTCATTATAAGAAACGTTAAGGCCCTCTAGTTCGGTTTTAATATCTACAGTGTACTTAGTGTATTTAAGGTAGTTAAGGCGCCTGGCTGCCATCGCTATAGCCTGAGTTTTAGAGGTTACACCAAACAGGCTAATTTTATCCTGGTATTTTGATACAGGATACTCTGTAACAACTATATCACCATCATTAGAGGCGGCAGAGTGTATATAAATCTGATCCGTTTTCCACGTATCTGGGTTCATGTACTCAGCTACAACCTCCTGTACATCATCAGACTTAGGCAGAGTTACAGTTAATGCCGGACTCTCTAACATGTTTTGAGGCTGAAAAACATAAGATAAATCTAAGTTATCTCTAATGCCCTGTTCAGTAAATGTAAGCTCACCGCCCTTAACAATAGGCTCAGCAAAACCTACATTTAACACATCTCTCAGCACATCTAAGAGGGTGTTATCCTTATCGAGTACCCCGTTAAGATTTAAACCCCGTAAGTCCCACTTTTTATTAAACTCAGATAAGGCGGCATCATCTAAAATATCCGGGTATTTTGAGTTACTTACTATATATTTAACTGCCGGTGCTATTGATACAGTACGCTCTAAGTCCCCGCCCGTTAACGGCTCTAACTTACGTTTCCAGAGTGTACTTAACTGGTTCTCATTCATCTCAGATAAAACCTGATCGCCCGTTATTCTCATAAGAATAACAGTTACATCAGGGTAGCTTACCGGTTTTGCTATAACGCTCTTTAAGCCATTACAGTAAATCTTATCCATTATCTGAGAGTCATTACTCTTAGCAGTAAGGCGGTACATAGCTACATCATACACGCCGTAAGAAACGTTAAACCGATGTGTAAAACCTATCTCATCAGGTGTACGGCCTGTTACTTCATACTTATTTACAGTCCAGGCGGCAGCGCCTAAGCGTTTATAAGCTATCTCATACCTTACTGTATAGTTCTTATAATCCCCGGAATCAGAAAGCCTATAAATGCCTGAGGGCATGTTTATATCAACTTCTATAACATCAGTAGCGGCCCCTATAGGCGTTGCCCTGTAATGAGTCTGATCTTTTGCATCAGCCTCGGTAAAAGTCTGTAAGTGATTTATCTCATAATAGCTTGTTCTTACCAAAGTACTCATAGCTGCCCGCCCTTAACACTTAATTAAATTATATAATTTGTGTTAAGCATTTACATGATCAAATACAGAAATATTAAAACCCTCTTCTCTTGTTTCATCATCTTTAACTATGTCACCACCTAAATTACATGTATAAGAGTTTCGGAATGTACGCCAGTTAGGATCTATATTTCCGTTTTCATCGCACTTTTTTAATACATAGGCTTTAATTTTTGTGTTTTCCGCTCTGCTGTATTCTGGCGGCATATAGTAAGTATTTCCCCAGAATCTATAAAAATAATTAGTGTTAGCCCCGGTTATTTCTTTAACCTGTACTACACGATAATAACCCTCTTCTCTATGAGGTAACTGTAGATATGTTTGAAAAGCATAGCAGTATAAAGAGTTAGTCCCGATAACATCATCAAAATCACTTAAGCCGTAAGGTATTTTGATATATGGCCGGCTGTTTTCTTGTAAAATGGCACCTACTCTATTTAAAAGTGTATAAGTACTAAAGCCTGTCCTGGCAAGCCAATCATTTTTAACGGAAACTAGATTTTCCCCGCTTGTAGCGTTAGTATCATCACGGCGCCAGAATTGAGAGTTAGTGCCGGGTGAACTGTAACTAGGCGCATAGTTCCACAAAGCTAACTGAGCTTTAAACTCTACATAAGTATCAAGTAAATAAGCGCCATTAGGCCGATCACCTGTATTATGCCTGTACTGATAACCATACCGGCATCTAACAGTAATACCGTTTGTGTTTAGATTATCTGTGCTGGGATCTGTTATCTGATCCCATAAGGCGGCAAAAGCTTTACTATTAGGCCATGAGGCAGCCGGTAAATTAAAAGCACTTGCCTCAAATCGTATAAAATCAGAGGCGTTACAGTAAGAATCCATGTTAATATAGCCAATACCCCAGCAATCACAAAAATCATTATTATCATAATATGACATAGAACCAGATCCACTATCATTATAGTGGTTACCACTGATTAACCTGTATGTAGAATGAGTAGGATCCTGAGCCGCCTCTTCTGTGATTATACTCATTAATATCTTATGATTAGGGCCCCAGAGGTAATTAGCTCTGTCAGTGTGATAAGCTATACTATCTTTTATATCTGTTTCATAATCATTTAAAGGCTGAGAGTTAAGATATTCCCACTCATTAGCTCTATAATCCATTGAATCACCAAACATAACAACTTTAGAGGGTGCTAAGATTTTTAAAATATCACCCTCAGTCCAGCGCTTATCTTTAAAAAGTCTGGTATCAGAATCCATCACCATTACAAAATCAGAAAAGCACCAGATAAGCTCTGTATCATCTGTATTTTGTTTAGGTGTATCCAGCTCTTTACCACTGGCAGAGATCTCTAAGCTGTTAAACCAGCACCAGCCCAGCTCAGTATCTATAGAGTTTTCTGCTAACGGCTCTGCGGGTTCAAAAACTTTATATTTTATTTTCTCAGATAACAGGTTAAAAGGCGTGTGCCCAAAGTACATATCTGATCCGTTATCAGTATGAGAGAAAGAGCCTACACCCTGAGAGAGTGAGAGATCCAAAATTCTCTTATTATTCTTATAAAATCGGTGTGTATCTGCTATGTAATCAGGAAACCTTTTAATTAACCCAAACTGCTCAGGTATCACCTCATTTAATTTTATCTGGTTACCCTGAGCGTTAACATCATAGATAGAGGATCCTGTTTTAGTACTGGTTCCGGTTTTAGCGGTCATTTTGTGCATGAGGTACGCACTATAGGCGGCGGCAGCTATAGCCACAACTATAGCTACCCATGTAAACGGATCCCCTAATGGCTCTAACACTATCTTTAGACTTTTACAGCTTTTAAGATTGAATGTAGCCCAAAGCTCACTAGGAATTTTAACGCCATCAGCATAAACACTAAAATACACAGGTTTAGCGGCATCATAATTTTTAACCTCAGCGGCTAAAAACTCTGATAAGGTCATATCAAGTAAATCATAGGTATGAGACTCTACAACTCTGCTAAGGTCACTAAACATTACTACATTAAGCTGCATCATAAAACCTTACCTCATCATAGTTTTTTATCTTTAAAATCTCATGTAATGGCTGTACCGCTGTACATCTGTCCGTATGTAGTATCTTGTTATCTCTTAGATATATGCCACAGTGCACACAAACACCATGCTTAAAAAAAGCAGTTATACAGTTATCTTTTTTGGCTGTTTCCTTTAATGCTTTACGGTACTCTAAATAACATTTATCTAATGTGCGCATATCCTCAGTAGGAAAAAGATCCAAAGTGATATTTTTTTCACGGCGGTAAAACTCACATACAAGGCCCCAACAGTTTAACTGAGGGTACCCGATGTTTTTATGTGTGTAGCAGATTTTTAGATAATACGTTAAATCCATCAGCTTATATACCTCAAACCCGGAAAATTAAGAGCGTTATATCTGAGCTTAGGAAACTCACAGTTAAGAATATCATTAGCACTTGCTGTTATTTCTGCTTTATCTTCTCTAAGAGCTAAGCCTTTAATATCTAATGTCATTACCCAATCTATAGATAGTGTATCAGGCAATCTTAAGCAGAGCCGTACAGACAACACTATATTATTATCTATAGCCTCTTTAAGATGCTTATAAACCTGGTTATTAACATTACATACCTGTATTTTAATATCAGAAAAGCCGCTGTTATTACTTTCTGGTAAGCTTACCTGAAAGTTAGATCTCTGATAGATTACACCATCTATAGTTATATCATCATTACCCAGTACAAAAGAAAGGCGGTTAAAGTTATCACCTGTAAAGTCCAGTGTTATAACCGGTGAGGTATCTAGTGTAGCGTACACCTGGCTTAAAGAGTTAATCATCCGGTAATCCCTCAAATAAGTGATTAGCAGCCCTTACTGTTTTAAGTTTTATATTCTGATAATAGCCGTTATTACGCCTATCACCTATTTGATACAAATTAGCAGAAAGAGTAATACAGCTTGTATATATAAATTTACAGGCAATCTGATTATTAAAGATACAGTAGTATGTACAGGTGTTATTAGTAACATCATTGATCAATACATCACGGCGCTTTATAGCTGTACCTATCGGTAATACTCTCTGTGTTATTGTCGGAGAGAGATAACTTAAGGAAACATTACTGCCTAAACTATTAATACAATTAAATGCTCTATAATCGGTGTACTCGCCTTGATCCGCTCTGTTATTTCTGGTAGCTGTTAAACCCAAACCATAACCCGGCTCTGTACTTCTTACTCGGCCTAAAAAGTAATAACCTGATGATGTATAAGTGCTAAACCCTGTGTATTCACTCTGTATCTCTAAAACCTTATTACTATCTGTATTAAGCTTTAATGCCTCTGTGTAAAAGTCTATACCTATTTTGTTAAAATCATCATCTAAAATAATACATGGCTCTAGTTCTTCTGCCCCGGTAGGTACTAACCCAGATGCTAAAAAACACTTTTTTAACCCGCTGATTTTCGGCAAGCCACCATTAAAAATAATTTCTAAATCATATTGAGAGTTATTATCCCAATCTACAACAGCGGCAGCACTTCTAAGAGATAAATTAACATCTATATCTAGTACTGCTGTAACTTTCCAAGAGTAACGGCCATCATAAAAATTAAGTTTAGCGTTAATTTTTCCGCTCTGTATTCTTACAGCTCTCTCAACGTTATCTAAGCTTTTTGTATTCTCAGCATCAGATACAATAGAGGTTAGGCGCATTAAAAACCAATCTGCGCCATCATTTATATCCTCTGTAAAAAATCTCATAAACTCACAATACTCAGACTCCGTAAACATAAATGAAACATTAACAGAGTTAGGTGTATTAGATGTTACTTTACGTTGTCTTACCCAGCCATCCGACATGGTAGAGCGCTTAACATTAGGCGCTATGCTGTAAGAGTAATCTGCCTGTAACGGTAATGGCAGAGAAATAGGATACTGTACTAAGCTCATGATATACCTCTTTAAATTCCAAAGCGCTGTAACTGATAAGTACTTTCTAATGCCCCGGCAACCTCACCGCCACGGCGGATATTACTTACAAAAATATTTATTATTGTTTCCTCATTATTTTCTGATGTTTCTGCCGTTCCGGCACGCTCAGCATCCTCATATAAGTTAACTGTAACGGTTCCGCTGCTCTTAAGTAATGCCTCTGTATCTTTTCTGCCTGTTACCTGTGCGGGCCCTCTTACAAGTTCGGGCCCCACTTCACCAACGATCCCCAGCTCACCCGGCTTAATATACCCGCCTTTATCGTACATCTGTACGCTCTTAAGCTGGCCTAAGATATTAGCAGTAAGAGCCACGGCGTTAGCATACTGGGCCAGTTTTGCTATCCAGCTAGGGTTAGTAGGATCGCTAAGTGCCTGTGACCAGGCTAAAATAGCGTTCATGGTAGCGCTGGCTACTGCAAAGCCTTTTTGAATAGCGAATAAGGTTTTATAGGCGGCAGAGCCTTTACTCATAGCCCCGGCGGCATCACCAAAAGCATCCGCTAAGCTTAAAGTAGCATCTTTCAGAGCCGTTACTCTTTCTACATTCTGCTCACTTAAAAGATGATCCCCGCCTTTTTTACGCTGTGCGCCAGCCTGTTTATAATAATCAGTTATCAGCTGACTCTGAGCCTCTATAAACTGCTGTGATGTTAAAAGCTCATCAGTATAGAGCTGTCTGATTAACTCTATACGTTTCTCAGTTTCTAATTTAAGTATTTCTGTTTCCTGGCCTGTTATACTTAAGTATTCCTGATAAGCATTTAGCTCTAATTCTTTCTTTTTATCGTGATAGGCGGCATCTATAAGCCTTTTAGCCTCTGCAATTTCCTCAGCACCGGCTACAGCTCTGTACTTTACAAGCTCTAGAGTTTTCTCTGAATACTCCAGCTCTAGCCTCTGACGCTCTGAAAGGCTGTTTCTAGCCTCACCTGTGAGAGACTTATAAAAGCTTTTCCACTCATTTAAGAGAGTGTTAGTTATACTTTTCAGTTTTCCGGCCGCACCGGCAGCAGTTCCGGATCCGGTCCCGGTTCCGGTTATGTTTCCAAAAAGAGTATCCAGTACTGAGGTGTTACCGCCCTCTTTAGCCTCTTTAGCTAACTTATCTTTTAGCTCTGCATTTCTTTTGTTAATTTCATCAAGTGTTTTAGCATAGTCTTTAGAGGCCTGATCCATGGCAGCAGCATTATCTTTTAAAGCCGCATCAAGAGCCGATCCTTTTTTCTCATACTCTGAAACAACCGCATCAACAGTTTTTTTATAAGTTTCTACTTCATTTTGAAAAAATCCACCCTTCGCCCAATTCAGAGCCATTTTAAACATACGCCCAGACGGGCTGTTTTCTATGCCTCTTTTAACTACATCAGTAACAGATATATCAGAGAGCTCTGCAAGTCCTTTTTTAATTGCCTTTATGCCTAACATGATAGGCGTAATAAGAAAATCATTCACTGCCCCGGCAATAATTTTAAAAGCGCCTATCAGGGCTGTGCTGAATACTTTAAATTTAGCTAAAAACTCATCTACAGCATTAAAAAGGTTTAACCAAATTTCAGCCCAGCTTGTTTTAAAATCAATGGTTTTTCCGGTTATCTGGGTATAAAGCATCTGAAAAACTTTAAAAATATTTTCAGCGGACTCTTTTATAGCTTTTTGTACACCGGATAACCTAAATACAGTTATAAGGCCGTTAACTGCCTCAGTGCCTGTATTAAGTATCTTTTGGAAAGTCTGTCCTATTAAGCCATCAGATCTAAAAATTTCAGTTTGTAAACTGCCCCAGGCATTTTTAAAACGGCCTAAAGCCGCATCAACTGTATTAAGTTTAGCGGCTAATACCTCACTAAATTGAGTTTTACCCAGATTAGATAAGTAGCTTTTAACGGCATCTGCACTTTTTTCCACTTCTGTAGTAGCGCCTTTAAATGATAACTGTAAAGAGTTACCTACCTCTACCACACCTATACCCAGCTCTTTAAGAGCCTGGTATCTGCCCTGGGCTACTTTTCCTATAGCGGTTGTAACGCTTGCCAGGTCTTTATTAAGGCCTAAAGCAGTGGCAGAAAGGTTTTTTAAATCCGAGGATGTAGCATTAACACCGAACTTATTAAGATATAGCAGCGCATCTGCCAAGTCCTGAGTACTCTGGGCCGTTTCATCTTCTAAGGTGTTTAGTTCCCAGAATACCGCCTCCGCTGTTTTAAGGTCCCCGGTAACACCAGAGAGCTTAGCCCGCATATCTTCAAAGCTTTTAACACTGTCTGAGGCCCCACGGGATAAAGCATATATACCGGCTAAAGCAGCACCAGTACCCAAAGCCAGTACACTCTTACCCACTGATATAAGAGCGGCACCTGTTTTTTTAGCTGAAACGGTAATCTTATTGAGGGCTACTAAAAGCGCCTGTGTGTTTTCTGATGCACCTTTAATAGAGCGCTTAAATTTAGTGGTATTCATGGCTAAATCCACTGTTAAAAAGGCGCTAAGATTTTTGCCGGCCATAACATCACCCTCTTATTTTTTAACATGCCTATCTATTATAGATTTTACAGCATCCTCATTATCAATACTGTAAGTATGAGTAAATTTTTTACCTGATACAGATTTTTTAGCACCTGTGTTTTTATCATATTCAGCTTTTATTTTTTCATTTCTGCATAAAAAGAAAGCTTGCCACAGCTGCACCTCACTTACTGACATTTTTAACACATCATTAAGAGAAAGGTGTAACTCATGGGCAAGCTCTAGAGAGAAATACAAATTAGAGTTACTTACATCACCTAATTTTTTTTTAGGTTTTCTACATTTTCGGCTTTTCCGGCCTCTAAAATGTAGTTAGATACAGCGGCATCTATCTTAGCCACCATCATGGCCGGCATAGATGCTAACGCCTCTGGTGTTAGATATGGCTCATTATCATCATTAACTACCATTTTACACACCATCTCAAGAGTTAACTCTTTACTCTTTCTGAGAGATACAGGATCGGTTTTTCCCTCTAAGGCGGTAAACTCAGTTACAAATTTAAGAAAATCTGCCCATTTTTGAGTCCTGAGTACTCTAATATACACATCTGCATTATCTTTAGTTTTAATGCCTAATGGGATCTTTACTGTTTCATTATCTGAAACACTTTTCAGGTATTCTTGTAAATCCATCTCTTTTAACCTCTGAATTGATAAAAAAGGCGGTATAAGCTATACCGCCACAATGACTAAGAATTATTAATGCTCACCCGGTATTACAGGTTCCTCAGGTACAGTAACAGTTAAACCGGTCCAGCGCTTAGCCTTGCCAGACTGCTTACCGTTAACTTGCCAGCTTAACACTGATTCAGAGGTAGCCTCCGGATCGATACGGCCACCAAGAGCCACCACAAAAGTAACAGCGTTTCCGCTTTTCCAAAAGATCGACATTAACACGTTAGCTTTTTGCTCTGCAAGTTCTAAAAACGCTGCCTGTTCAGCATCATCAGGATACAGATAACCAGTAATAGTCTTATCTGGTGTATCACTCTTGCCGGCTAAGTAACGACTATCAGAGTCCTCTATAGTAGTCTGATCTATAAAGCTGGCAGTTTCACCGGTATCCCCGTAAGCGGTTACACCTCTAAGCGGTACCCACGTTTCACCATCGGTACTATACTGTACCTGAGTCTCACCGCCAACTATACCATCCTGAGGCACATAGGCATAGCGGGCCGGCTGTAAATCTGTAGATAAATCTGGCATTTACGCCTCCTTAGTTAGTTACAGTAACATTAACAACAAGCTCACATAAGCCTGTATCATAAATTATAAAAGGGTTTGAGCCTAATTTCACATTCAAAAGCTCAAAATATGCGCCGCCCTTAGCACAAATTTTATAAAGCCCCGTGTTAGGATCAATGCTCATTAACTCATCATACATTTTAATAAGTTCAGTGTTATCGTGAGCCCCTATGTAAATAACAAAATCTCTGCTATTTACTGGTACAGTTCTATCCACAGCCTCAGTAACACTATTATCATTACTAAACGTAATTACTGCGTAAACTTTCTCCGTTTCCACCAGAGATAAAACGGCTGCCGGCGCTATATTTATCTTTACATTATCATCGTTTAGATACTCTGGCAGTGTTTCTTTAACCACCTCTGCTAAGCTGGTGAAAGCATAATCAAGAGTTTTATTTCTTATTTCTGGCACGGTTTACCGCCTTAGTTAAGTTTTTTAAAAATCTCTGCTGATAATCTGTTATAAAGTTATCTGCATGAGCCTCTAGTATCTCAGTTTGTGTATAGTGTGCCGGTATGCCGTTTATTATGCTGTTACCTCTGGGACCGTGTTTATCTCTTAAGTAATCACCTTTTGTATTAGAGTGAGGTCTTGTCCCTTTTTCAAACCAGAAAGATGTAAAGGCACGGCCAAAGCCTTTATAAGTGCTATCCTCACCCTCATCAAGCACACCGGCCAAATACTGTATATCAAATTTTTTCAGCGGGTATTTTTTCTTACTCACATCTTTAACTGCTATATTCTGTACAGTTCTGCCGGTGCTTTTTTTCTTATATTTTCCCTGATGCAACTGAGCCCGGTAAGCTGCCTGTATTTCTTTTTTTAAAACATTAGCAGACTGCCTGAGAGTACCTTTCCAGATCTTATCACTCTGGTTATCATCCAGCTCTTTAAGCAGTGTATCTATTTTATCTTTAAACTCTTTAGCGGGATCGTTATCATTCTGCATAAGTAACACCACCCTCTAATGTAAGTATAGTACTCTGTACTACATCATCATGTGTTACTGATGTGATGTTATAGGCTCTGCCTTTATAACGCACCTGATCATTAACGGTTATGCTTTTATCTTGCCTGATACGTACTGTAAATATATCTATATTGTACTCAATCTGGTTACGCATCAGCTCACGGCTTGTTAACTGTTTCCAATCACTGTATTTATCTTTATAAAACTCATAATTTACGGCAGAAAAACCCTTTTTAGAGCCATCAATAACCCTTTTATAGATACTTATTTTTTTAGTTAAGGTTCCCGCCGGTATAAGCATTTTTTAAAACTCTCAATAACTGTAATCTATATACTGATCTAATAAGTGATTAAAGTAAGTGCTAAGTGTTTTCTCTGTAACTCTTTCTCTTTTTTCTACAAAATCCGTTACAGTTAATAAGAGATACTGCTTAACATCTGCCGGTACATTGTCCTCTGTGGCAGCTACAGCGTTAGTATCAGTATCAGATACTAATACCCTATGTATATAAGTTTCTGCTGAGCGTACAGCGGCATTATAGTACTGTGTTAACAGCTCAGCGGATAACTCATCTGCATCTATATGAGCATGCTCTCTTATTAACTCTAATGATATTATCATGTTATCCTCATAAAAGGCCCGTGTTACCGGGCCTTATTCAGTTTACAGGTTACCGCTAGGTAATTCCCAGTTACCGCCGGCAATAGCATTAGCATCAAGGATAGCTAAACCTAAACGGCGCTCTACACGGATCGTTAACAGGTTCTTAATGAAGTCATCCTGTGTACGTTCCATATCAATTACAAGTTCTTGTCTATCTAAGATAGCAGCACCTAATGAGAGGTTAGGGATCAGGTACTTACCCTTAGTAATAGAGCTGCTTGTAATTACTGGTACTCCCCATAAAGATTTTTCTGAGGCTGAGCCTGGGCCGCCTAAAATGTATCTCTTCTGGGTATCCTTAAGCAGAGTTAAATCAGTCCAGTCCTTAGGGTTAAGCATGATGTACTCAGGTACATAAGCAGCAGCCTCTAACTCTGCAATTACTCTGGCGGCAAAGTCAATTAAGGTATCATTAGCGCCAGGTGTTACAGATGCACCATAATCATGATAGTTACCGGTATTTAACAGGCCTGAGAGCTGGCCGGAGGAGCCAGTACCGCTAATTAACTGGCTATCGATCTTATCCTGTAAGCCGTAAGCCATACGGGTGTTAATAAACGCCTGTACTGCTGGTGCATCAGCGGCTAACTGTTCAGAGATTTTAGTCCAGTGGGCTACTGTTTCTATATCAACATTATACTTTTCAAAAGTACTGTAAGACTCTGGTTTAGATCCGCCCTCAGCTACAACGGCAGCATGATTTGTGAAAGAAGTCTCTTTAACCATGCTCATAGATCCCGCTGTAGTAGGGATATGAGGGATAAGGCTCTCAATAACTAACTTTCTCTGAGGTAAACCGATAATCCCAGGCATAGCCTGTACACCGCCTAAAAAGTTATCAGTGATACCGGTAGTAGTGGTAGATACTACAGCTGCCTTAGTATCAAAAGCCTCTCTGACATGATTTGAGGTCTTTTCGCTAAAGCTCTTAAAGCTGTTAGATTTAACAAACTTTTCACCGATAGAGCTAACAGCAGTATTAGCGGCCGGATAGTTTTCCTGGCGTTTCTGCATTTCAAGACATTCAGTAGATAACTTAGCTAATTCCTGTGCTAACTTATGCTGTTCTTCACCTAAAGACTTAAGCGCTAATTCTGATGAGCTGTTAGAGTCCTGATACTTCTTATCAATCTCATTCAGCTTAGAGATAATTGTTTCAAAATCCATATAAATGATCCTTTAGTTTCGTTTAAGAATTAAATCTAAATTAGACATTAGATCCATGTACCCGCTAACATCATCAAGAGTATCACACTTTGAGTTATTTAACGTTTTGAGGCGTGAGATTAATGTTTCAGCCTCTTTTTTAGAAAAGTTACCAGCATCACGCAAGAACTTTTCAAAATCTCTTACATTACTAAGCGCCTCAATATCTTTTAATAGTGAATCACGCTTAATATCTGTT